CTTACCAGTCAACATTGACTTCTTAGCCGCTTTCTTTTTTGCTGTTGGTCTTCCAACTTGTGAACCATAAGTTCCTTTTCCCATAGGCATATTAATCTCCTTTATTTGCCAAAATTTTTCATAGCTTTTTTATGCGATGCAGAAAATGACATTCCAGATTTCATGTCCTTAATCATCGAGTTCATATGTTTTTTAGTATGATGTTTTTTATGTTTTGCTAATGTTGAACGCTGTCGTTTAGTAAGTTCCATTATGCTCTTGCCTTATTTCGTTTTGTAATAGCTCTTGCCTTTGCTCTAGCATCAGCAGAACTAGATGCACCCCAAGCTCTAAGCGATAATAATTTTCTAGTAGGTCTACCTTTGGAATCTCTATCAGGTCCTTTATTACCAGCCATTCGAGCAAGAAAACTTGCTCTGCGAGGATTGTCTCCACTCTTTACTGGAGCTTTGAGTGTTCCTTGCTTATAAGACGCACGACCCTTTGCATTCAATCCACCTTTGGGATTCTTGCCTTCTTTTCTTTGCCATGCTGGTGTTTTAGCCATTATCGATTCCTTGCTCTTTTTCTTTGAGCTAGTAAAGACATATCTGGTCTTGATGTTGGTTGTTCTGTAATACGCTCTGATATAGTAGGTTTAGATGTAGGCTCTACTTGTGGCAAAAAAGAATCTGGTATGTCTGGTTTTGATATTGGAGTTGCGCTTTGCACTTCAGAAGCACCAGCAGATTTAACTAATAAATTCTTAAAACTACCCCAAACAGTACTTCTTTGTGGTGTCATAGGACCACGCAAAACAAACTCTTTAGCATTTTCTGGTATCTCTGTTTCATAAACAGTTTCTTCTACCTTTGGCTCAAGCGGAACATTAATAGAAACTTTCATTGCATCTGAACGAGATGTTCCATCTTTATTTTCTGGCATAAAGTAACCACCCATTACTCTAGCTGGAGCATAAATACTGCCTTCATTTGAATATTCTCTTATTGCAGTTCGAGCAAAATCAAAAAAAGAACTATCTTCATCTAAAGTGCCTTTATTTTTTTTACTGTTGGAAGAATCAAGAATATCAAAATCATAAACATCTCTTACAATATAACCATCTTTTGTTTTAATTACATTAAATGCACCAAGAGTAGTTTTAATTCTATCTCCAATGCTATCAATATTATAATCTTTTTTAAATATATTGGTTAAATTTAAATGCTTGTTAGTATCTGAATAATCAATAAATGAAGTATCACCAACCTGCATGTTGGGGTTTGATTGTTCAATAATAAATCTTAATGTTTCGAGATACTCACCAGATACATCATTCTCGGTAACAGTAGAAGCTCCAATAAACGGAGCATACATAGAATTAAGAACTCCACGAAGATAAAAACTATAATGCTCTGGCAATAAAGCTTTGTCCAGATTGTTGAATGTATCTCTTAGTTGTAAAAAACTTGGCATAATAAAAAAATATTGAGCATGATTAGATTAATATGTCAACGCACAAAACGTGCTTTAAACCATAAAATAAAAAATAACAATATTAATGCAGGTTGTAAAAATACAAATAAAATTAAATTCCAAGCTTCATAAGAAATGCCAGACACTTTTTCTAACCATAGAATAGCATCAACACAAAGCAAAAATAACCAATTTATCCATTCTGTCATTCATAAACATTAACGAACCTTTGTGGCAAAAATAAGAGTGAAGGTGGTGTTGACTATTGACACGTTGGGTTTTTGACCCCCCTACCACTATGTCAAGTCAATCTGCACGGTTATGTCTCCTGCGTGCATGTGCATGTGTCGCTCTGGAGCCTTGAATCCTGCACGGTCTAAGATATCCTTACTTGCTTCTAGCTGAACGTACTCCGACTTGGCTCCACGAGCAAGTTGCACAAGCTTCGCAGAGGCAACCGTAGCAGACACACCCATTGTCTCAGCTATCCTCTGCATCATGTACGTTTGCACATGTGGCAACCGCAAAGTCTTACTGGCTGTCACTCTTCCTGCTTCACCAGAAGCATAACCTGCAAGACGAGAGGCTTCAGCCACACTGCATCCATTTGCTACGAGAGTATCAACAAGCCTCGTCTGTCTTGTGGTTAATTGCTTCGTTGCCACGTTACTCATACAATACCCTTTCTCAACCCCCCCTTGTGTTCCCCCCCTTTTGTGAACCAGAAGATAACACCTTGTCAAGTCACAATTCATTCACGCACACAGGAGGTCGAATTTATACCAGACGATTTGTCTCTTTTGGGCGTTTGTATTCCTTACCTGTCCGACAACTCCTATGTTCTTGTACTGTTGTGAATCGCCTATCTGAATCACAATCCTGTCATATCATCAAACTGCTTCCGTCTTGCAATGACAACTTGCTATAGGAGCAAGTTGGCTTAGATTGAGCCAAGACAAGCTTGGCATTGCAACGTTCGTGAAGCTGTTTGACAATCTGCCATGCTAGTGATTGCAGGTCGATGTCTACAACAGTACATCAAACAAAGGAGAATAAGATGTCAAACAAGGTAAATAACACAAACGGTATAACAAAAGAGTTTAACAAATCATCTGGTATAAATTCGAGAGTATACAGATCACAATTACAGTTTCATCTACAAAGATTGATAGACAATATCGATTACAATTCACAAACAAAAAGAGACTTGATGGAAAAAAATCAGGCATGGGCAAGAGATCATCAGCTTGAACACAAAGAGAAAGGTACAATGCTTGACAATGATGAGATACTCAACAGGAATAGAGTCAACACTTGGAAAGAAGAAGAAATAGAAGTTAACAATGATATACGCGCTGTAGTTCTTGAAGCTTTCGAGCAGTTGTTTCCAGAAGATTTCAACAAGTCAAATTCAGTAGCTGATGCACTCGCAAAACTCACAGCATAACATACAAACAAAGACTCAGTGCTTCGGTACTGGGTCTTTTTTATGCTTGAACAGATACAAGTTCTATGTCATACTGCATGTATGCAGTTAGAAAGGATACTAGGATGATACATAATATACTCGAAGCGATAACAACAATAGCATTCATGCTGACGCTGTTTGGGGTAATGATTGCTATCCTAGTTATCTTTGCGTGAAAAAAAGTCAAACATAAAGGAGAACCAAATGAACGACATGACTATCACAAAAGACTATGCATTCCCAATTGCAATGAAACATTTATATACTTCTGGTGATAAAGTTTTGGACGCAGAGTTAAATTATTTTTATCCCACTATAGATATTCCTACTACTATGGCAAGAGCATTAGTACGAACTGATACTGGCGAAGCTCTTGGTGTACATGGGTCAAAGTATGAATACATTTTACATGATGACGTTGTGAATAGTATGTTAGATGCTGTTAATCAATCTAACATATCAAAAGATTTCACAACTGATATCAAAACATTTGACAATGGTGCAAAGATGTTTGGCAAGATTATATTCGATGACCTTACAGTTCAGCCTATTGTTGGTGACTATGTACGATTTGAAATACTATTCTACAATTCATACGATGGTAGCTGGGCTTTCTTACAAGAAGCTAAAGGCAGACGATTGTTTTGTTTGAATGGTATGACAACAGCAGATACCATTACTAAAACAAAATACAAACACACCAGAGGTAATGCATTAGGTATAAATTTATCTCATGCAACAGGACAAATGAAACTAGGTCTTACTGCATTCTTTGACGAAAGTAAGTTATGGAAACAATGGACAGACTACAAAGTTGATAACGACCAAGCATATGATTTTATAAGACGCTTTTCTTTTAAAGATTATGATTCAAATGGTAATGAAAAATATAATGAGAAAAGAGTTACTGAACTTATGCAAAAGTGGTGGGAATATTCTGCTTCACTTGGCAAAACCAAGTGGGCTTTATACAACGCCTTCACACATTGGGTAACACACAACGACAATATTGTGACAACGCTTAACAAAGAAAGAGACTTTGCTAAAGCATTGTCACGCACAGATTGGGTTACAATAGGAGGATAACCTAAACAACAATACCCCAAGCAATCAAGCTTGGGGTATCACAACAAGGAGAACTGTTATGAATAAAACAATATCATTACTTACACGATTTCAGCAAGCATATTCTGAAATAAATGCATTAGCTAAACAAGCTAACGAAGAACAATCGAGCTTCAGATTTAAAATCAATGCTTGTCAAAGTTCAATGAAAGACATTCAAGATACAATAGATGAATGCATAAGAATGGATATCGATAATGACTACCCATATCTTTTACCAAAAACTCAGGAGAAAAACTAATGCCATTATTTCAAGCTAGACACTATGAAATTCTTGCAACTAGGATTGCACCTAGTCTTTCATGGCCTGATAAAATCCATGACCTTGCTAGATATTTAGCAAAAGATAATCCAAAGTTTGATTATATACGGTTTGTATCTAAAGCAACGCAAGCATGGGAAGAAAAAAATCTTCCAGAAGATATGATAGATAATGTTGATAAAAATAATTTGCAACTTGAGTATGATGATGAAATACCACAACTTAAAATATCTTGATGTACTATTCGTATGTCAAGATTGTGAAATGGAAACATTTGAATCACAACTTTGTGAACCATGTGAGGGCTACGGCACAGTATGTGCTTGTGGCTCTGACAATCTAATAGAAAAGGAGAACTACGATGAATAGTGAAGATACACCAGCATACGCTAGAACTACTGACCCAGAAACAAGTAAAGAATCTGCAAAGAAAGTTAAAACTGCAAAACTATTTAATCTTGTATATGAAACAATCAAAAGTTTTGGACGCAGAGGATGTATATCAGATGATGTTATACGAATACTTGCTGTTGAAGGTAACATAGGCTTTCATAGTATTACACCCAGATACAAGCCTTTAGAAGAACAAGGTAAGATAATTAGAGATGGTAACAAACGAAAAGGTAGGTCTGGTACAGAGCAATTAATTATGATTGCAGATGTACACTATCCTGCTGATAAGTATCAAGTATTAGAAGCAGGATATCGACCAAATATTAATTAAATTATTTTTATCCCACTACGGCAATAATACTGATAAGTGATGATATAGTAATAGTATGAAGTGATTCGATAAGACTCTGCTATAAAAATGAATCATTTCATATTAGCGGTAGCCATGTTTCTTCCTTTCGTTTGGCTACCGCTTCTTAAAACATGGAGAACTGAATGATAACAATACAAACTGATAACTTAAAAAAAACAATCGAATGGATAGAATCTTGTCCGTTTATATATTCAATTTCATCTATGCAAGGTGGATTTGTACATCTTAAAATACAAATACCACACACTTCATTAGCTGAAATTGACAAAGAAATGTATGCAAACAAAATGACAGTTGACAGTACTGCATAGTTGCATCATATTGGATGAATGAATAGTTACATGAAGATATTAGAAAAGAAATCAGCAGACGCAAATGTCTACCTCAAAAAGGCATTTGTGTCTGCTGGTGTAAGAGACTCTACCTATTATCGTGCAAAGCATGGTCAAGATTTACGATACGGAACAGCACAAAAAGTTGAGAAAGAAATTGAAAGACTTTCAAAACTTAGTACGTGAACTCGTTTACTATCGTAAGGAGATGAACCTTACACAAGAAGAGTTAGCAGATAAGATTGGCGTTGCTAACTCTCTCATTAGCAAATGGGAAAACTTCGATAGATTGCCATCACCATTTATGTTTTGTTGTTGGATAGATTCACTTGGCCTTGAGATCAAAATCAATAAGAAAGAGATTACAAAATAATCAAGGTGTTCCTTATCCTTGTGATGCATGTGGATATGTAACTCATTGGTTTGTTTGTATTGTAGCTACCATTGAACCACCAACACATTACACAATATGTTCGAATTGTTATGAGAGAGATATATGGCAGGAAAAAATCGCAGAAAAGGAGACTATCACGAAAGACAAATCACGAAATGGCTCCAAGAAATCGGTATCAAAGCGAAAAGACAACCGCTCTCTGGCTCGTTGGGAGGAGAATATAGCGGAGATATCGTCATCAACATCGGAGAAAATAGATTGGTGGCAGAAGTAAAGTATAGAGATAAGTCAAACTTTCCTAATCCATTTACTGTAATACGTGATATGCTTATCTATAAACGTAAAGTTGGCACACCAAAAACAATCATTATGTTTGATTGTGATGTGTTTGAAAAAGTAATTATACCATTAATAAAGGAGAACCAGAATGGAAACAAAAAATGAACTCACAACAATAGAGACTCAATCTGTTCGCAGATTACTAGCTGTCAACGATCCAAATCAAGTTGACATCAACTTAGTTGCAAAGATTCGAGAGATACCAAACGTCAAACTAGAGTTTAGAAAGAAAGAAAGGTTTGGGTCACACGGATATGAAGAAATATTTCAAGGCTTTGATATTGAAATACCTGACAAAGCTACCGCTATTAAAATTGTAGAGATGGTACGATTATCTATGTTACCTTTGCCAGTAAATCAGATTGAAGCACAGTTAGATTTACTTGCTAATCTTGTTGTAAAACCAGCAGGTATCAACCAGCAACAGTATTCTAAGAAAAGAAAAGCAATGGCCTTACAACTATCAGATTTTCCTGCTGATATTGTAGCCACGGCTATTGCTAAAGTTGCAGAGACATGCACATTCTTTCCTGCATACAAAGAATTTTGTGACCATATACTTTGGAGAATCAAACTAAGAACCAGATTGTTTGATGCTTTGACTACCAAAATGGTTGACTTTACTGCGTAGTAGCAGTAATATTATACTACCAAAAAAGGAGAACCAAATGAACACGTATTACAGTAAATGGATTAGACAAGGATTTATTGGCGGCTCAGATATGAACGTCATTATGAATAAAGACTGGCACGAACTTTGGCTAGTCAAGACTGGTAAAAAAGAACCAGAAGATTTATCTGATAAACTCGCAGTACAACTAGGCTCATACACAGAGCAGTTTAATATTGATTG